GTTTCTGGTAATTGCAATGTTGATGGCAATATTACTTTAAGTGATAACGAAGAAATACAACTTGGAAACAGCACTGATTTGAGAATTTTTCACGATGGAAGTGACAGCTATATTAAAGATGTTGGTACAGGTGGATTAAGAATAAATTCTAATGCTTTTTATGTTAATAATGCTGCTGAATCAGAAAATATGATCAGAGCATTTGAAGATGGACAAGTAGAATTATTTTACGACAACACAAAGCGTTTTGAGACAACATCTACAGGTACTACTACCTCTGGATCAATGATAGTCGATGGTGACATAGATCCTTATAGTAATAACAATAATGACTTAGGTAGTTCAGCTAATCGTTGGAGAAACATTTACACCAATGACCTTAACTTATCTAACGAAGGTTCATCTAACGATGTCGATGGCACTTGGGGTGACTGGACAATACAAGAAGGAGAATCAGACTTGTTCTTAAAAAATAATCGTTCTGGTAAAAAATACAAATTTAATTTAACGGAGGTATCATAATGGGTATTTTTTATGGTAACAGTACTAGCCAATCAAATTTATTAGCAGATATTTGGAGAAGTACAACAAGTCATCAAGGAAATACTACACCTTTAGTAAATTGGGAAAGACCAGATACAGGTAATCAAGGTTATGTTGCTGGTATGTCAGAATCATCAGGAGTATTTAGTTTTCCTAAAACTGGTCTTTATTTAGTACAGTTTTTTGCTCAGATGTATTTACACAACTCAACAGCTACTTCACAAAGAAATACGGCTGGAATCCAACTTACTACTAACAATAGTAGTTTTTCTACTGCGTCACAAGGTCATGTTCATTTTGGTGGTGGTGGATACAGTACTAGTATAGACACACAGGCTACAAGTGCATGTGCAATTATATTTGATATAACAGATACAGGAAATCAAAAAGTAAGATTCTTTTTTGGTGCTGGTCAAGGAGGAGAATATGTTAGAGGAGACTCAAGTACCAACGAGACTTATGCTACTTTTCAGTTATTAGGAGATACATAATGGACATACAAACAGGAAGACCAGATCACATAAATGATTGGCTTGCAAGTTATAGAACAGGAGCTTGGTATGGATATAGTAGTTCTGAGCAAACTTATGCAAATTTAATAGTGCATGACGGAGGTTCTAAACCTACAGAAAGTGAAGTAACTGCTGGTTTAAAATCTATGCAAGATACTTTTGATGCACAAGAGTATGCTCGTAAAAGAATAGCAGAATATCCAGATTATGGTTCACAACTTGATTACATCTACCATAACGGACTCGACAAGTGGAAGACAGATATAGTCGATCCTGTCAAAGCAAAATATCCTAAACCTTCATAACACATGGCATTAACACAAATAACAGAAAAAGGTATTAAGGATGGTGAAATCATTAATGCCGATATAAACGCTAGTGCAGCGATAGCTGGTACTAAAATAGCTCCTGACTTTGGTAGTCAACAGATAATAATCGGTAATGATATAAAAAGTGCTACTGATGATCCTTTTATTTATAGTTATAAAGGTGGTTCTGATGGACAAGTGCGATCAGGACTACAACTTGATGGTACTAATCAACGAATGGAGTTTTATACTGGTACGAATGAACGTATGCGTATAGATTCGTCTGGGAACGTAGGTATAGGAAGTAGAACAACATCTCCTGATAATTTACTACATGTACATACAGCAAGTAATGACGCTGTAGTGCATATTGAAGGAGCAGCTGATGGAAAAGTAAGATTAAGAGCACATAATGGTCAAAGTATAGTACAATTTGCAGATTCTGCATCATCAACTGTAGGCGAACTTGTTTATGATCACGGTAGTGATTATTTAAAATTTCATGTCAATGCTTCAGAACGTATGCGTATAGATACGTCTGGACGGGTACTTATAGGAACTACTTCGACTGGCACTGCAAACTCTTACTCTGATAACTTAGTTGTTAGTGAAGCTAGTGGTGATGCTGGTATATCTATTCACGGAAATAATAGTAACAGTAATTATTCAAGTTTATATCTTGGTGATGCTGGTGCTGCGTCTAGAGCATATCTTGAAGCACAATTAGGTGCTAATGGTAATTTTACTATTGGTGCTTCAGGAACAGGGCCAATGCGTTTTCTTAATAATGGTGCAGAACGTATGCGTATAGATGGTTCTGGGGTTGTAGATATAAATACTACAGGAACAGTAAATACTGGTGATCGCTTAGTTGTTATGAGTCCATCTGGTAGTCATACTGTTACTTCATTAACTGTTGATGCTAATAATCACACAGGAACTCATGCAAACGCACTTATCTATACAAAATCAAAAAATACATATTGGAATGGTTACGCCTTTCAAAGTAGTCATGGTTATATAGGTGCTCTTCTTGGTAAAAGAGATTCTGCTGGAACTTCTGACCAAGAAATTAGAATGGAAATAGGTGGTGATGGTCCAAATAATAATGAAGAAAAAACTTGGACTTTTAGAAATAATGGTAATCTAGCTCTTTCTGGAGGAAACGTAGAATTAGCATCTGGTAATGGTATTGACTTCTCTGCGACTTCTAATAGTGGTGGGTCAATGACAAGTGAGCTTTTAGACGACTATGAAGAGGGAACTTTTACGCCTACTAATACTATTGGAATGACTCTTACAAATAACCATACAGCTCGATATACAAAAATCGGAAGAATGGTTTATATACAAATGGATTTATCTTTTAGTGGAGCGAGTGATGCTTCGCAATGTGGAATAATTCAATCCCTACCTTTTACCAGTATGGGAAGTAGTCATTATACGCAAGGTGCTATTCAATTTATAAGTGATACTAATGGTACATATCTAGATGAGGATGACAATAATACGTTGTTATTCGTAGGTCCAAGTGAAAGTAGTATTGACATTTGGAATCTTAATGGTGGATATAGACAAACAAGAGGTTATTTAAATGGCAGAAGATTTAGGATAAGTATGTGGTACACCGCAACTTAGACCGCAGCTACGTCTTAAAACTAAGCCTAAACCTGTTTTAATCGGAGATTAATCCTAATGGCACTAGCCGAATCAATCGAATACGACAAGATAGAAATTGTCGGACAAAACAAAGCGGTACAAATTCGCAAAGCAACAGTCATCAAAAAAGATGGTGTTGAATTAACAAGATCTTTTGAAAGATATGTATTACATCCCGGAACACTAGATGCTTCCGACAATTTTGTAGACACAGATCTATCAAATCAACCTGCTGAAGTATCAGCAATTTGCACAGCAGCTTGGACTACAGATGTCAAGGCTGCTTGGAAAGCAAAACTAATAGCAGATAAACCTAGCTAGTGGAAATACCCAGCATAGTAATCCCACCAGTAAAAGATATAGAAACAATATCTATACCATTACCTACTGCTGATGTACCGAGTTATGTACCCTTGGTTGTACCTCCGAGTGATTTACAAGAACCAGAGGGTACAAAACCTGTAGAGACTGCTGAACCTCCAGCACCTACATTACCTCCACCTTTCCCACCTTATAAATTACCTACAGGTGATGTATTAGTTCCTACAGCTATAGCAGCCGTAACAGCTGTTGCAGCTACAACTATAACACAACCTATTATAGAAAAACTAAGGAAGAAAATACAAAAGTTTTTACAAGATAAAATAAAAAAATGGAAAGAAAACCGGAAGAAAAAAAGGGAATCTTTACAAAGCTCAAAGAAAACATAGATGACCATGATGAACAGATGCAAGTACTAGGGGCAGCAGTGCGTCTAGGTGTTGTAATCTGGTCAGGGTTTATTATTACCCTAAGTTATGTTGAACTGCCTATGATTAAAAAGTCAGCTACAGCAGGCGATATCACTTTCGTCGCTTCAATTTTTACTGGTGCACTTGCCACATTCGGTTTGTCCACAGGTAATGGTAAAAAAGACAAAGAACAAAAACCAAAGACATGAAGAAACTAATTCTTCTCTTAGCATTGTTATCACCCGCAGTTGCAAGAGCTAATACTGTCACGCCCCAGTTTACTACAGGGTCGATGAATAGTACAACTACAACAACCCAAACGATAACTGAGGTCGAGCAACGTCAGGTTTTCGGTGCTGCCGTCAGTACATGGAGCGGTAGTAATATTTCAGCAGCAGCTAGTGCTGGTATTGCTGGTGGAGATGCAGTATTTTCTGTAACTGATACCACATTACCTTGGAACTTAGAAGTTACAACTCGTGCTGCTGGCGTCGTAGAACAATGGGATACTACAAGAAACTATACAATAAACTCCACTACTACATCGCTGTCTGTCTTCTCACAGTAGGACCAGCGTTTGCAGAGGGAGATACAAATAATAGCTCAAATCCTGTGGCAGCAGCTACAGGTAATGTGACAAACCAAGCCGTACAGTTTCAGAACAACGGCTCGATGTCACGTCAAAACTATGGTCCAAACATATCATGTAATGGATCAACTATGACATTTAGTCCATTTTATATGGGCAATCACACAAAACCTTGGGAAGTCGGAGAAGATACAGGTATGGCTCCGAGTAGCTATACTTTATCTGAGAACTGGGGTTTCCAAGTCAACTTTATGGTTCCTCTAGATAAAAGTGGTCTTGAGCAGTGCAGACGTATTGCCAAGCGTCAAGAGGAAAAGATGCAATTAGATTACGAACTTGTACGAGCACTTAAATGTGCAGAGTTACAACGTCAAGGTTTTACCATAAGACCGGGTACACGGGTAGACTTCCTGTGTCAAGACATCGTACCTATACAATCATTATTACCACCTAAACCAGAGAAAAAGAATTTTTGGCAAAAATGAGTACATTATCTAAAATTATAGCAGACAGAGAAATTGCTGCAAAGAAAGCTGAATTAGAAGCTAAGAGAAAGCCTAAGAAAAAGGCTGCAAAGCGAGACGAGAACGGACGCTATGTTAAAAAAGAAATCACTACACCCGGAGAAGAGTAATGTTAGCACTAATTAAACCACTTGTATTAACAAGTTTAAAAAGCGACAAGTTTAAGAAGTTTGTAGTTGAACTGCTAGAAAAGCTAGTAGAGTCTACAGACAATGAACTTGACGACAGAGCACTACAAATCGTTAAGAAAGGATTAGACATCGAATGACAGAAACCACAAGAGTAATACCTAAGAAAGCAGACGAAGAAAGTTTTAACGAGCTGCATTACTTAGTCAC